AGTCCTTGATCGTGATGATCTGTGCCAGACCGGGGTCGGTCTCGCCACTTCGCAGTGATGCAACGACCTGCTGGACACCCTCGAGATCCGTGACATACTGAACCTGCCCGTCGGGCCCCATGAGGACGGCCGCCGGCTGTTGGATGTATCCCTGAAAGTCTGTCTGCGAGTACATCTTGGTCGAACCGACAGACGAGTCGAACACCTCGAACTGCGGTATGAAGATCTTGGTATACCGGTCAATGACCTCGTAGTAGTCAGTCGAGGGATCCAGCATCTGGGTGCCGATCATCTGGCCTTCCCTGGCCTCCTCGGTGGACTTCGGATGCCGGTCGACGGCCGATCGGATACTTCCCACCAGGAGATCCTTGTATCCCTGGTAATTGAGTTCGAACTGCTCTCTGGTCAGAAGTCTGGCGATGAGGATATGCGCCGCGTCCCGACAGAAACGATCCTTGGATGACGGGTCGATGTAGACGTCGAACGGGTCCAGGGCCTTGACGTATACCTCGCCTCGCCCCCCGTCCGCGAAGGGGTCGGAGTATGCGAACATGGTCCCCATGCCGCGGACGAAGTAATCGTCGATTGTCTGCTTGAGTTCACCGTTGCCCGAGGATACGTCCCAGACGTAGGCCATGATGTCGGCAAAGAGTTTACCCAGGCGGGTGTCCGAGTCTTCTCTGCCAGTGGAGGAAAAACGGGGTTTGTTGGCCGTGAGCATGGCCTTGGCCTGCTCGACGACAGAATGGATGACGTTGATGACGATCGGGTTCTGCGCGCGTCCCTCGAGCGTGTTGATCTGCTCCTGGGTCCACTGGACGTTATTGCGAAATTTGTCGTCCTGGAGGGCATTTGTGGCCCACTGGTTACGTGCGCCAGAGTAACGGGTGATCAGGTCGTCCGACAGGCGAACCTGTTCCTCGGCCTCCTTCGCGTCAATTCCGGTACTCTCACCCACCTCTTTGACTTCTGCCATGAACTCCGCCTTTTTGTCAGGTTACGTCAGGTGCGTAACCTATGAAATAAAAAGGCGAAATTTCATGGGGCGTTATGAAACTGACCAGGAGAGCCTTTTCGATTTTGGGTCGGAATGTGCAGATTGATTGCGCTCCACCTGGTGGGCCGGAGGGTAAACGTTGCGGAAGGAGTAGTACATGGCATCCAGCATGTCATCGTGGGCATGCCGGCCGTCCGACCGGAACTGGAGGAGCTCTTCCTTCAGATCGGCCATGGAACGCTGGATATACACCTTGTGCTTGACGAAGTAAGGCTCCAGACCCTCCAGGTAACGCTTGCTCTTGGAGTCCCTGGGTTTGTGGGTCACCAGGATGCTCCCAGCCCGTTCGAGGTTTCGGAGCACGTCGGCGTAGATTTCCTGCTGCCCAGAGGTCTCCAGGCGCTTGCGCAGGGGCCTGTACTTGATGTCCTCGGTCTGGATCGTGTCGATGACCAGGGACGGGTTCATACGCTTGCGCACGAAGGGGAGTATATACCGGTTGTTGTCGGCGTCAACCGCACAACACATGATGACCGTGTAGTCAGCCGTCCCGGCAGTCGATACCGCCGGGTCAATACCCATGAAGACCGTCACCGGCACATTGGCGGTGGGGTTCCCCTGGTCGTCCTCCATGGCCAGGTAGGCGTTCCCCTGGTCATCCCGATCGAAGTGCCCGTTCCAGTACCGAAGATCGGACTCCCTGAAGAGTTGCTCCTCGTCCGAGAGGATCTGGCACTGGTACTCCCGGTACCACATGGAGACCCGGTTCATACTCTCACACGTCGCCTTCTCCTCCAGAAGTTTCTCCACCGACCACTGTTCGGGCCAGAGGGCAGTCCCATCATCCTGGATTGCCTTGTAACGGAGTTGCTTCCATCCCTTGGCGGTCATCAGTATCTCGACGATGCACCGCTGATGCTGGGGGGTACCGATGACGATGACCCTCCCCCGTTGCGCGTCGCGCGTGGGGATGAACTGCGTAAAGAGCCAACGGAGATTCTTCTCCATCGCCTCAGTTGTCTTGGTATTCTCAGTGTCCTCGGGGTCATCCATGACCAGGAGAGTGGGCCGCTGATCACCGTGTTTCAGGCCGACGACCTGCTGACCCGTTCCCCTGGTCACGATGAGGGTATTGTCCTTGAGGACTACCTCACTGTTGGTCCAACGTCCAGCAGAATGTTCTCCCCAGTACCCAAAGAACTTCCTGAAGGGGAGTGAGTAGTCAAGAACATTCTTGATGGTCTGAAGTAGTCGCTCTGCATGCCCAACAGTCTTGGACGCCAGTACGACCACCTTGGGTCCCTTGTCGAACATGATGTGATGCAGGACGAGGACACAGGCAACCAGGGAAGATTTTGCATGGCCTCGTGGAGCGATGACCACGATGCGTGTGTTGGCGTGGTTATGGTATGCATCCGCGATTTCCCGATGAAACGGAGGAGTTTTCACCTTGAACATTGTTGGCATACATACCCGCCCCATCAGCAGAGCGTCCCTCTCGAACATATCCAGCACTTCTTTCTTTGTCACGCAGCATCCTCTTGGCTCGTTCACTGACAACCTTGATCCACGCACGCTCTACGCAGGAGCAGACCACCAGAGTTTTGTCCACCCGCCACCCCACGAAGCCCCGCCCCCAGCAGGGCTTGTGGTGTTCGACAGTCTTGCGGACAAACTCTATCTCATCTCCCTCCAGGCCACCGTAGAGTTTCTTTTCTACGTCGGAGAGTTCTCTCATTTCTTCCCCTTTTTCTCGTGATGGTCGCAACCACATGAGACGGTCATGGTGGGGGCCAACTGCTTCTCGATACCATCCACCTTGTCCCAGAGTTCGTTCATCTCCGCGCGCAGACCCGAGGGCCCGGTCTCGGTGAGAGGTTTGTTGGGGACGGGGTCCAACTCCTTCTTGAGTTGGGCCGTGACGGTCGAGTTGGCCAGGCCTTCCCGCCTGATGATCTCCTCCAGGTCCCGGATATGTTTCTGGTGTTGTTCCAGGATGGTGGTAACGTGATCTACCAGGCGGGCCACGTACTCGAATCCCCCCTCTATCCTTTCCCGGACCGCGGCTACCTCGTCGGCAGCATACTTCTTGGCAAGTCCCTCGGAGATACCGATGGACTGATAGATGATGGAGCGTTCGAAGGCAAGAACGTTCTCAAGGTTTTCATAGGTGATTTTGTCGAACATGGGTCAGTCCTTTTCGTTGATGAGACAGTCGATGATTAAGAAGGCAAAACCGAGTACGAACACCACGCACGTGACGAAGACCGTGGCGGCCAGCAGGAAGAGTGTTTCCGAAACATCCAGGCCTGTCATCGGTAGGACTCCCCTATTTTGACCATCGTCGGAAGCCTGCAGCAGATGACGTTGATGTCCCCGGAGTGGACCGTGTTATCATTCCACTCCGAGAGGATCGCGTTGGTCTCCGATGTCTGCGGGAGTGCCCACAGGTACCGATAGACGATCTCCGAACAGATGTCGCCCAGGGGGAAGTGGTTCTTCTTGTTGCGCATGTCTACCCCGAAGATCTCCCAGAACCGGCGCCAGAGGAACCACACCAGCTGGAAGTAACCGTAGATCGAGGCCGCAAAGCGGGTATACGTGCCGCGCAGGGCCTCACCCTTCTCTCCCGCCCACGCAAGTACGGGACGGTAGACCACGTAGTCCACGTTGGGGTTACCCAGGTAGTTTGCCACGGGGTAGAATGTGGCCACTTCCCTGGCCTCAAAGACCGAGGGAATACCGAGAACATCGCCAACAAAGACGGCGCTATGCGTGAAGGGCATGCCGGTCACGAGACGTTGCGTGCTCGAAAACCAGCCGCCCCGCCTATCGTTAAGGACGAGGACGTCGCCCGGAAGGAACTCATCTGCTGTCATCATCAGTACACCTTTCCTGCGTATATGAATATGCCGTTATGGACCTGGATCGGTTCGACCCAGAAGTCCCCGTTACCTGCTACTGATACCACCCCAAACGACTGTGTCCACTTGTCGCGGACAGTTCTGGGTTCGTAATGAAATCCGGGGGACGTTGTGTCTCCCAGGTACCCGAAGTTCCACGCGGCCCGTTTGCCGACATTGTGAGTCTGGAATCGATGGGTATGCCCAACGATGACCGACCCCTGGAACTCGTCAAGATGCTTTTTGGCTGGATGGACACCACAGTATATCCCGTGGGTGACTTCCAGGTGACTACCGAGTAGGACAAAGTCCTGTCGGTAGTTTTCGTGGGTTGCATACCCCCGCTCGGTGAGTCGGAGGGCAACGGTGGGGGAGACGAGGGCGGACCCATATTTTCCTCTGTCCCCTCGTTCCAGTTCCCGAAAATAGCGATCTTCATGATTGCCATAGAGATAATGCTTGACGCACCCGGCTGGGAGGACGGCATCGAAAGCATCGAGCATACTGTTGGCGGCGCGGT